CCTCAAGGTAGAAAAATGTTTGCAAGAGTTATGGTTATGTTGTTTATCACAGGAGGATTAATGGGTATGCCAGGTATGGAAGAACTTGATCAAATTTATAGAATGATACAAAGAATGAGAGGTGTAAACGAAGACATGAGAACTGTTCTACGTGAAATGTTTGCCGAAACTGTAGGGCCACAAGCTACAGAATATTTAATGCAAGGTGTTATAGAAGCTGGAACGGGCACAAGTGTACAACGTAGATTATCTTTAGGTGAAGTACCAGGATCTGCTCAAATAAGAGCACTTTTGAATATGTTAGGTTTTCCTACTGGAGCCAGAGTTGAAGAATTTTTAGGTGCACCAGGGGCAGTGTTTATAGATTCAGCTAGAGAGATGAAAGATATATTTGCAAGAGATGGAGTTGCAGCATTTTACAATGACTTAGATTTATATATGGCTGCTATGCCTACATTTATTAAAAATTTATATAGAGCTACATATAAATATCCAACTGAAGGATATGTAGAAACTAAATATGGTAACATTGTAACTTCAGATTTAAGCACATTAGACTTGATAAAACAAGGAATGGGATTTACTCCTACTGCAATTTCTAAAGAAAGAACTGCTTTATACTATGACAAAGCTATTGAAGGCAAGTATAGTGGCAAGATAAAAAGTTTTAACAATCAACTTAAAACAGCATACAGAGATATGTATATAGGGTTAAACGTAGACCCTGACCCTGATAAAGTTAGAGATGCTCAATTAAAAATTAATGAAGTCATGAGAGAAATTATGGAATTCAATAACAAGGTGGGATATGAATATATGTATTTCCCTCAGTTAAGCAGGCTATTATCAGAAGGAATACAGCAAGCTAATACTACTTACCGTAATCTTAAAACTGATAAGAAGACTAAGCAATTAAAAGATAAGATGCGTGAGTCTTTAAATATAAAGAATTAATTATTTCTTAACTAAACTTCCACCAAAGTACAAACCAATAATTGCAGAAACTAAATTGGTATCTAGTGGTGTTATAATAATTCCACGTTGAGCCATAGGCACCCACTGCATTACGTCTTTACCTTCAAAGAATAAGAACCCTGGTTTCCATTCTGTATATCCAACAATAACTTGTGCTTGTGGATCTATAAGTGGTAAAACTTTTGGAAGAACAACGATAGCAAATATAGCAGTCAAAGCAATTATCCTACGAGTCCACTGAAACCCAGAGTTTTCATATTCTCTTGCTTCTCTAAACGCAGCCGTCTGTGCTTCTGCTCTTTGTAAAAGCATCTTCTGTTCAGCTTGTTTTGCTTTAATGCTTTGCGACCAGATACTCATGACACCACCGAGAACGGTAGAGCCAAGCATAGTAATCATTTCAAAAGGCATTAGAATAAGCCTTTAATTTTTTCTATTAGGTCTTTTATTTTTTCTTTTATCTTTTCGATCATTGTTATCTCCAAATGATTTTTTGTTTAGTAGTTCAACTAAATGTTTAAATGAATTATCTTTAGTCGTCATTGAATGAACTGTCCCAATTATCGCTAACGTGTTTCCACTGCTCATCGATAGGGTCTTTTTTAGTTTCAGGAATAGGTTTAGCATCGCCACCTATGTTTACTTTACCTATACCCATGTCTGGTTTAGGCATCTCAAAACCTGTCTTTACATCGTCATTCATAATCATATTATATCAAATAAAGGGGGCACTTTCAAGTTATAATTTTATAGCCATAGTCACTAATATGCCTGCTAATAGGAATATTATTATCAATAATTCTAATGCCATAAAGGTATGATACCAAATCCACCTTGTTTTGTAGGCATTATCTATGGTCAAATCGTCGGGGTCTGGCTCGTGTGCTATATCAGTTTCTGGATTCTGTTTCCACAAAACATTTATCGCATTCTTTAGTTTACCCATTGCACCCAATCCGTTTTATTCTTAGCTATTGAACTAGTCTCAGATAGAACTGGTATCTGATACGTCACCCCATACTTAGGATGCGTGAACCACAGTGCTTGTTTAGGAACCTCATATGAGAATCTAGCACTAGCGGCATACTCGTCATAACCTTTTAAAGATCCGTTAACTATTATGCCATTCAAAGTAATATACTGGTGCCAGTGTCCCATAAGTACATAGTCAATAGGTTTCTTGTGAGTTGCATATTCTGTCTTAATCTTTTGAACTCCTCTAGCTACAGGTCCTAGCATTCCTATAATACCTGCTCCACCTTTTGCTCCTAGTCTATCACCGTGTGTCAATAAGTAATTAATATTATACACTTTGTAATACGCATCATAACCTGTAGGAACCATGAAGGTAACTCTATCATCTTTCTTGTAATGTTTTTCTAACATAACATAAAGCATCCAGTCAAAGCTAGTAGCCGCCGCTTGTTTATGTCTGTATTGTTTAAACATTCTACCATGATTACCGTAAGCACATGGCACAAACACTTTACCAAACACATCAGCTAGTGAATCTATTGCCCATATCAAGTGATCAAACAAATCTAATACACATTCTATATTTGTTCCTGCGTTTGTTTCTGTAAGCTCTTCATGTATATGTCCTGATATCATGTCGCCTCCAAGAGCTACGACTATGCCTGGATATTTAGGATTAACCATGTGATTAGTACAAAGATCTATAGTAGTTTCTACTGTAGATTTTAATCTTTTCTGTGCTATCTTATAGTCGTAAACATTTAAACCATTGACGGCTTCTGAATCTACAACCTCACCCCAATGGAAATCAGACAATAATAGTGTAGGAACTCCAGGTGCCCCCTTGGCAGGGCTAGATTTAACCAACCACTTGGGAGGTTTAGGAGTATGCTTATCTAATTTAAATACTATCTTACGTACATTTTCAGCTGTAATATTTTCTTTAGCAAGTTCTTGTATATGCTTTTTTAATTCTGAAATCTGTAGATCATACAAAATCTTTTGCTCAATCAGAGCCGCTTGAGTATCTGGAGGATTGACCGACGGCTTTATTCCTTCTCTTTCTGCCGCTTCTAGTCTACTAATTAATGTAGTTCTAGGTATGCCTAAAGTTTTAGCAGCTTCAGACTTATTACCTTTAGCTATAACTACTGCATTTAATGCTTCTAAATTTTTATTTTCTGTTACCATTCGATACATCTCCATCATTAATAATTCTTCCAAAGCTATCTACAATAGAACCTTCGGGCGCACTTTTTAGTTTACCGTTCTTATCATAGGCTTCAGCCACCACTCTATAATATATTTCCTGATTAGTTCCTGGAACCATATTGTTTGACCACTCACCAGTTCTTTCATACCTTCTAAGTTCTGCAAGGTTAGCCTTATGATGCAGGTAATCTGCATAAGCTTCTGCATGATTCTTATCTCTCTTACCTAGCTTTCTAGATACTTTGTAAGCTTGAGCCGCCGCTTCTGTCTCTTGCTTTTTAAGTTTATCTATATCTTTCTGTGTGTAGTTTTTCTTTGGGCTAAGTTTGATTGGGTAGTCTGGGTGATATTTCATATTCTCTCTCCTATAAAAAGCTAGGGGCAAACTAATCGAAATTAATTCGCCCCTTGTGCCCCCCTTAATTCGTATTATACCACGGGGAGGGGTTGTTTGTCAAGTCCTAATTTGCACTCACGTCTACTAATTCACAGACACCACCAGTGCAGGCTAGTTCTTGAGAACCTGTGGTATTGTCTTGATCTTCTTTGAACACTGAAAAATCTACGTTGGTCGGCATAGTTTTTAAAAGTTCTTTGTATTGTTCTTCGTCACAATCTTGATACGGTGCTTGTTTATAAACATGGTCAGCATAAGGCAAGAAACTTATACCTGCTATATGATCAAAGTTATTATATACCCAAGCACCAACGTCCATCCATTCATGATCTTTAACTGATATAGTCACTGAAGGCTTATGTTCACACCAATGTTTTTGATACATCAACCATGTTTCTAATTGTTGTATTGCTCCTACATCTTTTCTACATACAGCACGATCAGGTGATTTTATTGGAAAAGAAAATACAGTAACAGAATCTGGATTAGTTACATCAGGTTCATTCGGGAATCCTTGCTCGATCATAAACGAAGTCAACGGATCTTTGGTATCACAACGAACTGTTCTGATGTAGTAAGGACTGTGTCGTGTGTGTATACCTGACGCACTATCTACAAGTTGACTTACAGTACCAGATGGTTTAACACAGGTAATAGCTGTAGACTGTGGTATCTTTAATTTCTTTGCCAATTCTTTATTAACATCTACAGCAGTTTGTCTAAGTTTCTTTAAGAAATCTGCAGTAGGTAAATTGGTGTAGTGATTATCCATAATGCCTGTCAAGGATACACCAAGTAGTCTTTCTTCTTCTGTGTTATCTTTCCATATCTTACGCAGATATTTAAAGTCTGTAAGTGTTGATTGGAATGTACCAAGTATAGTAGCTAGTCTAACCTTAGCTTTCAAAGATGATGGCGTATCTGCCCCTCTTACTACCACTTCTGTAAGATTACAGAATTGATATGGACGCAGTATAATCTCAGAGCAAGGATTAGTACCAAAGTCAAAGTCAACATTTCTTCTACCATTTTCTGCGGCTTTATCCTTGGCAGATTTCCTATTAAATATACCACGTTCTCCTGACTTACTATCAAATAAACTTTTCCATTCATGCATAAACAATCCAATGTCAGGAGTTCTAGTGTAGCAAGCAGAGTTATTAGCTAAAGCTCTATGTGGATCAGTAACCCACCATTGACCGCTCTTTGCTTTACGCATTCTGTCATCTTGTATATTACTTAGTGATAGTAAAGCACTACGTCTTACACCACCAACAACTACAACCTCTCCAATCTTGCACACCAAGTCATGACACTCAATGGCATCTAACTTTCTACCAGTTGCATTTTTAAACATGGTTATAGCAAAGTCAAAAAGATTAATCAAAGGTTGTGGACCACTAGCTCTACCTCCAAATGTTTTTAATCTAGCACCTGCTGGTCTAACTTTAGTTATATCAATCTTTGGTATCTGTCCTCCATATAACATAGCCAGTAATTCTTTAAATGCTTTTGCCCACCCTGTCTTACTATCTTGAACTACTATAACTGTATCACTTTCTTCCATTGTCTCATGTACTGGGGGCAGTTGCTGAACAAAGTTTCTTTCAACAGAAAACCCAACACCAGTTCCACACATTAATATGTACATAAGCTCATCAAATGCTCGTACATTATCTATCGGAATATAACTACAGTTATACCCTGCTACATGTTCCTTATCTAAAGCTTGACCTGCAGTCATCAAAGCTCTCATAGATGGCATAACTTCTGTAGACAACACAGCATTCTCCAACTCATGTCGCAATGTAGAGTCTAAATTATATTTATAATTTTTCTTTAGATGCTCTGACATATAATCAAAGTAACGACCAACTGTCTCAGCCCAAGTCTCTCTTCTATTTTCTTCATCTAAATATCTAGCATATCTAGATGTGTGTATGAATTGCTGATACTCAGTCGGAAGTGTGTTGCTCATGTGTAGTCCTTTCTAATTTTTGGATGAACTTGTATTATATCATTTTTCATTTTTACTGTCCAGATTTAAATCGTTTTTCCACAGGAAAAACTATATTACCTTCTACTTTTATATAACCAGAATCTTCCATAGCTTTAATAGTTTGCTCTAATTCTCCAGGGTTAGGAACCTTTCTTAACAATTCCCTTTTAAATAACTTAAGAAGCATATGACTTCTGCCATTATTAAATAATGTACCATGCAACCACGTAACCATATCATGTGCAATACGACCAGTCCTACCCATACCAAATCCTTCTAAAGCTTTAGGCATAGCCGCTTCTGCGTCAAACATAATTTCTTTTGTTGTGTCCCAGTCTTCTTTCATTATCTTTCTGGTGCCCCTCCTTGAAGCAGAGACAGCCATAGCAATCTTTATAAAGTGAGATACTCTACGTTGCACGTATTCAGACAAGTGATTGTCAGTAGGCTCTGGTGGTATGCCATTATGTATATCTTCTTCTACATAATCAAATGCGTCTTTATCAAACTGCATAGGGCCATACATCTTAGCAATATCAGATAGATCTTGTATCAAATTGTTAACAGTATTATCGCTTATTCTTTTTTGTAAAAGACTCTGTGGTATACGATCACCTTCATAATATATAGGCAACATACGAGATAACAAACCTTGTGATCTTGCATCTTCAGGAAGATTATCTACAAATTGTTCAGGTGTTGCACAAGCTAGCCAGTTAAGACATGGGCCTTTAATAACGTATTCGCCTGCCGTCTTAGTCTTATGGCTATATTCCATTTTAGAATCCCACATATCAGTTAAGAACATCTGTAAATATCTTTCATGCCTACTCATAAAGGTACCAAACTCTGACGTAACTAGAGTCAAAGACGAATCATAAAACTCATCTACCGCTGGTGTTGCAATTCTTAGGTCAAGTCTTGTGACCTTTGTCATGTCTACTGCAAGTTTTTCTGGTGTAATTCTGTCTTGTATAGAATACAAGGGATATTTACGTAAGCCATACTGATCTAATCCTGCATTAAAATTCTGATCATCCTCACTAGTACCTACTGGTGTAGTAAGTTTGCTGAATACTCTACTAAATGGTAAGATCAAACTGACTGATTTATTTCTGCCAGGAGGGGCAATCAATACTACAAATAAGTTTGAACGTATGTCATAGTTAGCCATAGGATACCATACTCTTCTACCCATAGCGCCAGCAACTGCACTCAATGCACTCCACCTAGCAAAAGGTTTAGGTATAGGACTATCCTTTATGGCATCAATACACGCCTCACTAAAATCTCTGTAGTTTCTACTCATCTTTTGAAATGTCTATTATATCACCAATCTTATTAAAGTCAATATTTTCAGTAGGTATGTTAACTAACTTATATACAGTAGCTTCTGTTTCTGCCCAAGTCTTTCCGTCCTTGTGATATATTTTACAAGGCCCCTCAATCTCCACCGTATGGCAAGAGTTAACCCTGTCATCTTCACGTACTGTGAAAGGATACTTGCCTTTATTATTAATATCTATTCGCTTCATGTTTTACCTCCCATTTTTGTGGTTTCCAATCTCTGTCATAATTTTCATGCTTATGAAATATAGATGGTTTTTTAAACCAAATACTAGAAGCCAAGTTTTCTCTGACTCCTGCATGTACATGCGATACTTTATGTAGTCTGGCTGAATCATATATTACCATTCTATTTTGTATACATCTAATTGTTTCTTTACAATGTTCTTCCGCACCTAGCTCTAGATAATTTTGAATAGATAATCTACCATTTCCTTTTTCTCTATCATCGTAAGGGTACAGTTCTAAGTTACCACCCACTAAATCCTCTACTAATGTATAATAAGTCATACTAGCCCCTGCAATTTCATAGTTATCTGTGCTAAATTCTTTTTCATTAGTGTCTTGATGCCAAGCTAAACCATGATTAGGTGCAACTAATTTTCTTGACCAATACTCTATGCCCGTAGGATAATTACCAGAGTCAATGTACGGCCTCCATAACAAGTATAGAGCATGCTCTACAGCATTTCTTGGACCGACCCTCCACCAACCATCCCACCAATTATAAGCTGGTATAGTTTTATAAGATAAACTATTTACTAAAGTCAGCCTAGCTTCTTCTTGCATTGCATTGTCAAGCAGGATCATTGTTCATATCCTTTCGTACCTTTGAAGCATTAAGGTGTAACCTTGAAAACGTTTGCATGTATCTATGATATTTTTTGTACTCTTCACCTATCATAAATTCTTTTTCTACAACATACTTTTTACCTGATAATGGAATTACATGAGCAATTATATCTCCATTCTTAAAAGTTAAACAACCAAAACCTTTTGGTATGAACATGTTAATTCTCATTGGCAAAGCATTCTTACCAACGGGAAGCACTCCATTCACTACATGAATATTTAATTTGTCTCCCCAAAAATTGTTAGTTAATAAAAAGTTTTCTGGAGTTTCGGTAGCAATGCTATATCTAAGATGTATTTTAAAATGGTGATAACGTTCATCAAAAGCATGCCCCATTTGCTCACCAGGATGTATCATGCCAGCATTGTTTGGACCATACCTTATTCCTATTTTATTATCATCAGTTACAAATTCTGATAATTCAAATTCAAGATCCAAAGGTAATGCAAAAGAATATTTATATAAATCAATGAAACCAGGACATGTTTTCATAGTAGGATTTAAGACAGGATTGCTTGGATCTGGTGAAACAAAAGTTTTAGGCAGTTGCTTCCACCATTCAGGCGCATACTTCATACTAGGTGCCACAGGTTTGTGATCATAAATATATGCATCATCAGTTACAAATTTTATTACATCAGGCATTATCACTCCTTGGTAGATTTGGTATATAAGTATACCAATGTGTAATAGAATATCTACCTAGACCTAGCATATTTAGTTTAGGGTCATTCATCTTAATAGGTGTTACCTCGTGGCTAATAAAACTAGGGAAGAATATTAATCTATTATGTTTTGATTCTACTTTAGTTTGTATTTCAGGTAAAAAGAAATCACCACCAGTATATCTCTTTGGTGTTTTATGAAACCATATAATGATTGAAAATATAAAGGTATCGTGGTGTGCTTTATAATAATCTGAATCATTATAGTAAGTAACTAAAGTTCTATCACAATTTGATGTAAAGAAATTTCTACTCATTGGAGTTAATTGTTCAGCCTTCTCACAAAACCAATCTGTATGAATTAATTCTTGTTGTTTAGTTAATATAGTTGATACATTTCTAGCTTGTGGTTGATATGTTTCCTCTAAGAATATTCTAAAAGATTGACCAGTTGGTTTGCCTTCTTTATCTATTGCATAAGAATTATCATTTCTAATCATTTTATCTTCGTTTGTATAAAACTCTAATTCTTTCCATACGTCTTTTTCAGATTGTTCATCATACCAATTGTCAACTAACATTACTGGAAAGGCAGGATTTTGATTTATAAAAGTGTATTCACGCATTGACATATTTCTTCATGTCCTTCCAATTAGATCCTATCTCACAGTCAGATGGTATTATCATCTGTCTGCCATTTACTTCCATAGGATTTTTCATACAGTTTAAAATTTTAGGAACGATCACATCAGCTTTATCTTTAGGGAACTGTCCCAATATAGCATCGTGCACTTGTCCAAGTATATCTACTCCGTCTTCTTTCAATTCATTCCAGACTCTATACAAACCTAGATTTAAAAGATCACCTATAGTAGATTGTGGCACGTATGCAATTGCCTTCCTCAAAGTAGTGCCGTCTTCTATGCGTCCCCAAAATTGTCTGCGACGACCTAATGGAGTAGTTAACGCACCATTTTCTTTAAGCTGATTAGCAATAGCATTGTGCCACTTTCGGATTCCAGGGAATGCCCCTTCGATACGAACGAGAGAGGAAGGGCCTGACCCTAGAACCGTGCCCCCATCAATCAGTTCTTGGAAGCCTCCTTCTCTGTCCTGTTTATGCCATCTCTCTAGAGATGCCAAAGCAATTACTCCTCCGTAATAAAGTAATTGAAAACGTGTTGCATGAGATAGTTTAATTTTTAGATGTCTACCTAAAGAAGTAGCTGACAATCCATAGTTAGTACCATGTCCTGCTCTCTTACACATATCTCTGTAGCTGAAGTGGCCAATGTATGGACGGTCTGCTAACTCTCTGTTTTGCACAGGGTCAGATGACCAACCCATATTTGGCCACACCATCTTAACTACTTGTGTGTGTAAGTCCTCTCCTTCGCAAGCATTTATATACCCCTGATCGCCCGCAACGTACGCAGTTACTCTCGACTCGGCTTGCTCTAGGTCTGCATAAAATAAAACATTGTCCCCATCAGGTACAAATATTTCACGCATATCTTTTGTGATGTTCTGTAAATTAGTGCCAGTGCCCCAAGGACTTTCTGAACTTGCCCATCTACCAGTTTCAGTTCCTGCTACTTTGAAGGAACATCTTACTCTACCATCACTATCTCTTTTACAATTCAATATGTTTAATTGCTTATCAATATCTCTTAGTGCAAGTATAGTTCTACAGAAAGGTCTAGCTCTTGGATACTCCTGTATTAAATGCTCCAATGCTTCCTTGTCTGTAGATACTTTCTGTTTACCCTTTACATATGAAATGACTGGAGGTAATCCTAGCCACTCATACAAAAAACTTTTAAGTTGTGTAGGACTATTGTGATTTAAATCTTTATCCCATACTGCATTAGCAAACAAGTGTAACATCCGCTCAAGCTTGACACGAGATGAGACAAGGGGGGCTTTAAGTTTGCCCACCGTCTTCTCATCAACCTTCAACCCACGCAACATCATGTGCATAGCAGGCTTCAGCATATCTAATTCAAACTGATATGTCTTCCTGTAATCGTGATCGTTCTTACCTAAATCTTTTTCTATCTTAGTCCATATCTCGTGAGTTAATGTGCAGTCTAAACCACAATAAACCCACAGAGTTTGATCTTTAGACAGTGATTTCTGTGAGATCTCTGTGTTTTTGATTATCCTCACTCTGGTCCTCCTGTTCAAAGGCAATCAATTTATCTATAAACCATTTGGCTTTTTCTAAATCTTGTACTGGTTTGCCTTTGTGTTCGTATCTCCATAAATATTTTATAGCTGATCCTTGGCAATAGTATTTAAACCCATCACCTTGACATGATTTAATTGCATCAATGCAACCTATGTCACCCTTGTTATAATGCGATGGGTAATTTACAGGATCATGCTTTGATTTCTCTTCAATCTTTTTTGCTAGTCTCTCCATACTTTGTACGTCTGTCATTTGCTACTCCCATTATGTAATAAAATTCATCTCTTGTTTTATCTGGATCCAAGTATGCGTAGTCACACACTGCATCAAAATCTTGTTTATCATTAATCAACCAATCTTCTGCATCTTTCTTATATCCCATAAATTCTTTGTCATTCCCCATGTAACTAATATCTTGTAGTCCTTGATCTAACACTGCTCTCCATAATTCAATTTCATTATGTACAGTTATGTCTGTGTCCTGCAAAGGCTTTGCCGCAAAGTACTGGGGACGTTTCATTTATGCCTCTGCTTTCATACTCTTTGAAAAATTTGTTAGATTTTTCCATGCTCCCTCGTTCGTATAAATAGATCCTAGATAGCCTAAACTTTTTTCTAGTTCAGGTTGCAGTACATGTTGTGCGTGCATGGTATCATGAACTACTCCCTTAACTTCTATGCCATACATGTGTCGCAACCATGATACGTCATACGTTTGATTCTGAGCAACCTTAGTTATGTTAGGATTACTCAATATATCTCCCACTAATTTCCATACTGCTAATTCAGTATGGTAATTATAAAAATCTTTTCCGTCTTCCTTTTTAAAAGGAACAACCATTGCTTTAGCTTTGTGTGGAGCAAAACCAATACAAGTTATCTCATCATTCGCAGTCTCAATATCAAACGACAAAGGACTGTATGATGCATTCATCTTTTCGCAATAAGATAAAAATTGTTTTACTTCATCATACGTAGGTTCAATACATATTTCTCTTTCTACATAATCTAACTTATCTAAATTAGTAGCTTTCTTTAAATCAGACAGAACAGTTGGTCTGAAAGAATAATTTTTTAAAACTGCAACTGGACTGTACGTAGGCATTACTTTGTACTTATTATTAATTGTTTCAATAAACGAACCACGATAAGATCCGACTTTATCTAGACCGCACAGTGCCCACAAAGCTATACCTCCCATAGCTATAATAACTTTAGGTTTGTATTCTTCTATCTCATTCCATAATCTTTTTATATCTTGTTCGTACTCTGGTTTTAAATATCCGTATTGTGTGGGGGCAAAGTCTGACCGCCACTCTGTTTCTTTCTTTACATTTTTATATTCACTTCTCTTGTAAAAGAAACTCTGTAAATTATCTTGTGCAGGTTTTAATTGGATTGCGTGAGTGAGCATTGCGTTACTGACATCAATGCCAGCAAACTTAAACATCGGATCCAACACTGATTGTGTAGACCCTACATTAATCTTACCAAGCCTAGCTTCAGTCGTCGTAGGACAATCCATAATTATGGCAAATGGATTCCCAGACTCAGGAAGCTGAGACTTGATTCTATTATGTACCGCAAACTCACTCACGTGCAAACTTACTTGTTAATAATTCTTTTAACTGAAGCTTGCAATATGTCTTTATTTTTGCCAACCATTTCGTGCTTGACCACACCAGAAAAACTCTGGCCAATAGCCTGCTCTAATAGTTCGCCAAAAGACTGATCCTCACTCATGCTAAGAGTATCTGTTAAGAAACTCTTGAGTGAAAGCGCAGGGTTCTTTTGCTTCATAGCATTGGGTGTTGCCCAGAACTCCATGCGAGTCGGCTCTGCGTTGGACAGATCTGATTCATCTAAGTCTGACTGAATCACGCCTGTTGCCTTCACATTCACCTTTACAAGTGGTGTTTGATTCTCTCCCACTCGATCAGAACGGTAGCTAGTAATTGTAAAATCATAACTCCCTTCTGGTAAAACCACAGATTGTGGTATCTCTGTTGGTGACATACTTAAAAAGTCACTTACGTCTTGTGTCATGGTATATACCTCCTATTTAATTGACAACTTCTTCTTTGAGTTACTTTGGATTGCATCGAATAACTTAGCTAAATCTAACTCAGCATTCGGCTCTATAGCATTTAGAGTCGGTACTTTTAGATCCATCTTGTGATCCGATACAGTCCGCAGTGTTCTCTCTGTGCCTTTGCTAGAACTCTTAGTGTCCACTCTACAAACACAGTTAAAGTATCGACCCAATTTTGTAGATAGCTTTGAGCCAACACTAGTTGGGTATGATTTGCTAATACCCAAATCTCCTTCCATGTACTGCATGTGAGTTGTAACCACAACATTACACGGAACTTCTGAACCAGTTATATACTGGATAATGTACTGCACATCTCGTGCCGCAGTTCCCCACTCGGGTTGAGTCGGTTGCTCAGTTGGTTTCTTGTTATTAAATACAAGTGCCCCTCTGAGAGCCGCCTCACCCATCAGTGTCAGACTATCAATAACTAACACGTCATCTTTAGTCCAAGTTTTTACTGATCCAAAATCTTCATCTCCATCTTTCCAATTAGAAATTAGGTTAACACCTTTTCTAAATGCATCAGCTTTTCCGATGGAATCTTTTAAAGTAACATACGAAACTCTCTTAACTGCTTCTGGTGTGAGTAAATCTGGTAATATATCTAGACCATCATCATAGTCTAAGATACGCAAGTTCTTGCCTGCATTCGCTAGTGCCGCCAGCGCAGACGTTTTACCAGATCCACTATCTCCAACTAATAAAAGTTTAGTAACATCTGCTGATATGTGTTTTGATATATTTGCCATTCGTATCTCCTATTGATAATTAATATTAATTGTAACTCTTTCTTTTGCATGTATGGGACATGTAGTCCTATGTAGTACTGAGCTATTAAAAAATATAGCTCTGTTTGCACAACTACCTACATAATCTATACGACCATCATCTCTCTTAAATTCTATCCCAGTATCAGCATTATCTGCACACCACACCATAGCAGGATTAACACCTTCGTCCTGAAAATCCTTGTGAAAGTCATGTGTTGCGTGAGCCTCACCTGCTCTAACATATAAGTTACATTTAATCCTGCCCAAATAAGTAGGTTCTAATCTATTAAGTAAAGGCATAATTTCTTCTGGTAAACTTTTAATTATATTAGGTTGTACGAAATACAGTATATTAGAAAAATATCCATTGGCCTTATCTATCAATGCGTCTTCCTTTTTCCCTTGCAGATTGTCATATCCAAAAGCTGCAAAAGGTTGATAATACCATTCTAAATTTCTTAAATAATTGTTAAGCCTCTCTTGAGAGAGACAGTCTAAATAGTTATCGATATAATAAATATCATCTGCAACTTTAATTTCTCTTCTCATATTCGTATTATATCAAATTAAATTTAATCCGTCAATCATTTTCTGGTATCCATTCTATTTCTAGTTCAGGTTGTAACTCTACCACATTATCATCTTTGCGTAAATCCTCATGAACTTCTCGTTCAAATAACTCTTCAACTACTTTATGTCTATGATCAGGTGATTCATTGCAGATCTCTCTGTACTTGCAACCACCGTAGTTTCCACACGCAGTAAAATCAGCAGGATAATAATCTTTATCTGCATATATTTTAGCTAAAGATAATTTATGTATAGCATCGTCGTACCATTCTTTGATAATCGGAGATGGTACTTTAAATACTGCACGATTAAATCTACAAAAGTTTACACCAGTTTGCACTGCATCAATAATAAATCCTGCGATCTCTAATCCTAAAATATTTTTTGCCGCCCACAAGTATGCATAGATTTGATTGTTAGGTGCGAAGCCATTAAAATAATAATCACTTAAACTTGCTTTGGTTGTTTTAGTATCTACTAAATATAATTCATTATTTAATTCTGCTACTTTGTCTATCCTACCAGAAAATCTCAACCCATCATCTGAGATTGGAACTTCAAACCTTTGTTCTAAAGCAGGTGTACCATCAGGCATTGTTGCAATCTTTATCGTATCTTCCCAATACTCTTCTGCTCTCCACACGATAGCACGCAGTGCCGCTTCAAGATTCCTAGCTTTATCATCAGACTTTTGCAGGTCTTCGCCATGTTCTATAATAACTAACTTGACTGCTTCATATACGGACTCATCTTTGCTTCTGCCCATGAACCTGCCCATATCTAATTGTTCAAATCCATCATGAACTGCTGAACCAAAACCTGTAGCAGTAGAATATATTTTAGATTTATATCCTAAAAGATTTTGAAAGTTATAGTAACGGGGGCACGAACTAAATGATGAAAGACTAGACGTGTCCCATACCATTTGTTTTGCATTACCACCATCAAGCCACACATATTTTGGAAACTTTGGTGCTTCTATATATCCTATTCCGCTATCCAATTCTCTCACCTCCGAACCAACTAACAACAGAATGTCTTTTACCTTTTGTAACTGGTTTCACTGTGTGCATTATGCAAGAAGGAAAGACCAAACAATCCCCTGCTTTTAATGGGACAGTTAATTCTTCCGCTATTACTCTACCATCTTTGATGTTTAATCTATACATAACAAATTCTCCTCCTTCAAAATCATCATTAAGTAAGTGGACTGTGCTTATCTTTCTTATTTTTCCTAGCTGATATGCATCAGCTATTTTAGAAACGGACATGTTTTTTTGTTCATCGTCCCACTCATAGACTTGATCTAAATTACCATCTACATGTGGCACATAGTGTCCTCCCTCATCGTAAGTTAAATACTGAAAAGGTTCTTGGAAATCTATTTTATATTTCCAGTTTGCTCTATGATTTGCAATCGAAACCATATGAGCAGTATCGATGCTCAACTCATTGTCTTGATTTAATGTAGATACTTTAACATTTCTTTTTGACTCATCAGCTTTAGGCCCATCAGGTGTCATTATTGTAGCCTTCTCGCCTTGGTTTTGTTCCATGTTTTTGATGATGTATTTTCTTTTAGTTTCATTTATTGAGTCACTAAAATGCCAGAACAATTCGTTATACATTACTTTCTCCAAAATCTAAATTACCTGCCAACACAACTCTTGGTTCGTCTGATTGATTACGCATAGTAAAGTGAGGAACCCAACCAGGAAAGAATAATAAGGACTTACTTGCAGGATCAGCTTTGCATACTTCAAACTTGGTATCGTAATTTATGTACCAGTTTAACATACCACAATCCTTGGGGGCATTAACATAGTACACAAATGCAAAACAGTTCTCGTGTTTATGCATGGCAGTAGAGCCACCTTTGTAATTAACTTGACCCCACACCTCTGAACCAAAGTTAGATTTCATTATTGAAAGTTTGTCATTAACTGTGCGAACCTTTTCAAGTATCTCATCCAAAGTATCTTTGACAAATGGTTTCTCTGGATCTATTCTTATATCTTCACTAGTTGGAAGAGAGTAATCGTTAGATACAAATCTGCCATCAGTATTTCTTTTAACTAAATACTCCATTAGTTCTTTGTCTCGTTTACCTTTCAATGTCCAAGAGTGGTACCCATAATTAGGAACCCATGGTTGAAATTTTCCTGTGATAGTTGTCATCTTCTTTTTCCTTGTCCTCTATATTTTTTAAAACTTCTACGTTTGTGTTTGTTCTTTGGTCTGCTTCTTATGCTATGCCCTATGCTTGTTCTCTTCTTTGGTCCTGCTTCATGAGCCGAATATGATTTCCATTTCTTTGCCATGTCACGTATCCTTTAATAGAACAGCCAGTGGATCACCATCGAACTGTTTAGGTTTAGTTGTTGCGGCTTTGGATGTAATTCTTTTACCTGCTTTTTCTGCCGCCCTTATGTTTTCTCTAGTGCTTCGAAGGTATGCAATTATCTTTTGTATACCTGTCTCATTCTCAGCTAGTTCCTTGGGATCCATCTCCAAGTATTCGCTAGGTATTTCAATGCGTTCTTCTTCACTCATTCTGTTTGCTCCTCAACTGCCAGTAGTTGTATATCTGGCACAGTTATAAGTTGTTTGGTTTTATCTGGGTGTAGGTATTGCATATCTGAATGTGACCATTTAAAATTCTCAGATAACTCTAAACCTTTTCTTGTTGCTTCATCTTTGTCATATGCTTCAACCTCCCAATGTGTTGAGTACATATGAGTAAAGACTATTCTGTATCTATTTTTCATGTTACCTCCTAGTGTATTGTCTCATCGTTTGGTACGATATTTAAGTTAGTAAATTCTTTAAAATTCAAAGGGTCAGTTGCTTGACCAGAAGCAATCATAGCATCTATCAATGGTCCCATTGTTGACACATTGCTGACACACCCTGCAAATATTTTAAGAACACCTGCTGATCCTGATGCTAACAGGAACATTCGTAATGAAACCTCAAGCATAGAAGCCATGACTACGTTGGGTGGATACTTCTCACACATCTCTTTTATTGGTACGTCCATAGCTTTTATGCATTCATCTATCTCATCAACATATAATTGCATTTCAGTTTTTTGTTTCTTCTTCATCTGTGGTCCTTTCAATTCTAAAGTTTACTGCATGTAAAGACCTCTTAGTTTTCTTCAAGTAATCTTTGTCTAATTTGTTTAGTTTATCTCTCACCATACGCAACTCATCTAAGTTGGTAGTAGTTACGATTATATTACGATTTCGATCGCTCGTCAAGTAATATTCTTTGGTCATTCAATTTTACCTCCAGTTATTTCATCAAACATTTCTAGTTGTTCTACCTCTAAAGCATGAGTTATCTTAACTTGCTTGTCGTCGTGGGTTATCATAAGAGTATCGTACTTGCGTTCGTCTACATCTGGATTGTCTTTCATCTGTTCTCTGAATGCTCGTATGTATCTGCCAAACCTCATAGCTAAACTAAAAGGCTTGTCGCTTTTTATAATAACCGACGACTCATTCTCTGCCAGATATCTCTCAGCTTTTTCGAGTGCGTTTGATATATCTGTCTGTCGGTATAAATTGTAGGTTCTTGGATTGTACGCCATGTGCTTGCTCCTGTTGATATTCATAGTCATCTAAATCATCTGCCACATATCTCCCAGATGTATCATTGTAGATGTCTTCAAGTGTTCCTGTTAATTCGTCAAATCCTTCAACGAGTAATTCGTTTTCTGGATAGTGGTGTTTCTTTGGTCTTTTACTATTAGTCATGCCATTTACTCCTTAATTAAACTATATGTAAATAGAGCAGTCCAACAAAGCCACGCAATAGATATAGGGTGGGGCAAAGTCATGAGTGCTCCGAGTGTTAGTAGTATAAATACTCCATACGTGGATATCCATACCATACTTCTTGCTAGTAAGTCAAGCATTAATTTCTCCATTCTTTTATGTTATCATCAATGCTTACATTCTCATCTGATAACCATTCATCTTTAGGCTCGTCTTTGTATATAAACATAGTTGCTTTCATATCAGAAGGTTCGAGCGACACTGGTTCGGGCATATATCCTGCCCCCCTTTCCATTAGATAAATGTACTCATACTGAGCAGGACTTACTGAATATAGTTCGCCTCTTATTTTAAACCCATCATCTTTTCTAAACACGATGGGAAATATTCCATGAGCATAATCAAGGATATCATACTTGGGGGCAGTGACATACTCACCCAAGTACTCATGTTCCTTGATTAAACCGTGCAGTCTTAAATCTTTTTTTAGTGTACCATACACAAACAAGTTTATATTATTCGACATATGATAACCAACCTGTTACTATGTATTTTACATCATTAACATTTTCTGTCAAACCTTTATGTGCATAAGGATAATCAGCACTCCACAATAAAGACAAACCTTTCTCTGCGTGAGGAACTTTGACACCAACATAAGGCCACTCCGTTCCTGCATTTTCACAATCATTTAGGTATGTCATATAAACTATTATTC